GTGCGTGGACCGTCACTAAACCCTGGCGGGAAGGACCCAAAAGCCGGGGGCCTCGCGATCACCGCCCTCGCTTTGCTGAGTCGAGCACTCGCTGAAATCCCTTGATGAATTGCTCTTGAATGCGCTTCTGCACGTCGTCACGCAGCTGCGGACCAATAGCTGAGTTGCCAAGGAACATCGAACCAACAGATGGCCCGTAGACGCCATAGAAGCGGCCATTGGATCCTTTCCTGAGCACCAAGCTGTTGGCGTTGAGGCCTTGAGCAAAGAAGGCGCCATCAAACGCCTGCCTGCCCTTGCCGCGATTGATCACTGCGCTGATCGGCTTGCCTGCCTTGACTGGCTTGCCCCATCCCATGCCTTGCCCTAGTCCTGGCTGTGGGTAACGGGTCCCTGCCTTGGGCTTGAACTGTGTAAGGGTTGGCGGGCGACGGGAGAAGCGGATCAATGCTGTCTGCCCACCGTCTACGAACTGGGTACGGCTGATGTCCTGCTTGACCCTAGCTGCCGAAAGGTTGTAGTTGGCTGTGATGCCCTTGGCTACTGCAACTGGTGCGGCCTTTGATCCGTAGGTGATGCCACCACGAATGGCCTTGTCGTAAAGCCTTGGATCAAGGAAGGCTTGGAGCTGCTTGAGCTGATCAATGCCTGAGAGGGATACGGAGACGCTTGCCATGCTCAGCCTTCACGCTGCCCCAGCTCCAAATCTAACAACTCCTCCAGGTTCAACCTGGCCAGCTCCAGGTCAGTCGGCACCTCCCAGGTGATGCAGTCATCCGTGCGAGCGCTGGTGCACTGCAGCGTCTCGATCGTCTCCCACGATGCTGCCCAGTTCAGGATCAGCTCCTGCCACCAGGTCAGCCATGGGGTTCTGCGATCCAGCAGCGTCGAGAGGGTGGAGGTGCGCTTCATGGCCCAGCTTGGGTAGCTGGCTCAGTCTGGGGATGAGGTGGGAACGGCGCGCTGGAACGGTGTTACGCCTGTTGCGCCCTGTTACGCCTACCGTAACACCCGAGACCGACTGCGCCACAGCAGATCTGCCCTACCTTGTTACGTTGTTACACCTATAGTTAAAGAGATATAGATAGAGAGAGCAGGGTCTAAGCGTTACTGCCTACACCCCTGCACATGCCTTTCTCTCTAATAGGGGATATATCCCCCCACTTAAGGCGTAACACGTAACAACCCAGTCACTGACAGGGATCTCGGCGTTACGCCAATTGTTACTGTTACGCTCCAGCGCCCGGAAAGGCAACTGAAACGGCTCGACTGACTCCGGCCAGCCCCTTGAACCGCACGACACCCGCTTTGGTGGCTTCGGGCAGCCGACCCAGCACCGTGGCGTAACAGTCGGCCCATGGTGTGCCGTCAAGGATGCGCCTGACTCCCTTGGCGGTGTTGCTGATCACGATGCGGTCGTTCTCGACCTTTAGGCCAATCCGGCCTAGGTGTGCCTCTGCAGCAGCCATGGTGATATCCATCGATGCAGCGGTCCCGCGGGCCAACTCCACCAGCTCCCAGATGGTGCGGTTGTAGGCCAAGCCGCGATCGCCTTCGACCCTGAGCTGATGTTGCAGGATGTGCTGCAGGCAGCGCTCCTCATCGGCTTCGGTGTGCTCGCGGTAGGCGTCCCAATTGTTGCTGTCGATGAGCTGATAGGCGTCGTTGATGGTGGCGGGGGTGGAGTTCATCAGCGACCATGCACCGGCCAGCAGGGTGCCGTACTGGTCGCCCTGGCGCTGGCTGTCGAACCGCTCAGCAGCAGCACGGCGAAACACGGCCACCAAATCACGGATGACGGGGATCTGGCGCACCATGCGCAGCAGCAGGCGATGCCCCATCTCGGCGGTGCAGAACCGGGTGATGTCTGCGTCAAGTGCTGACCAGTGGGCAATGCGCTCTGCCTTGGGCAGGTAGGAGGGGTTGCGCAGGGTGAGCTGCGCGAAGCGGCTCTGATCAGCGCCCTGCTTGAGCGCAGTGCTGATTGAGCACAGCAGGAACATTGATCGAATGGTAAACGATTGCGCCGTGCCATCGGCGCCACCTTTGCCAATCACGCCACGGCCTGAGCTGCTGGCAACGCGGGCTAGGGACAGAATGTTCTGGATCCGCTGGCGGTCGGCCTTTTCGTTGGGTTCGGCTTCGTCAAAGACTACCGGAATGGCATCGGCGCCCAGCTTTTGACGAATAAACGCTTCGGTGGTATTGCCCTCAGGAAATAGGGCCATTGACTTCAGCAGGATGCCAATGAAGCGATCCATGATGGCGCTCTTGCCAGATCCTGTTGATGCCGTGAGCCAGACGTGCGGGCGCCACTGCAGCGCTCCACAGATCGGCGCAAGGGCGATCCAGCCGGCCAGCAGCAGGCCCGAGGCCGGGACCTCCCAGTGGAAGCGGCTGGCGATATCGATGATCTCCATGCCAAGCTCATCAGGCAGCGGCTCTAGGCGCTTGGGGATCTCGATCGATGCGAGGCGCTGATAGTGGAACTTGGAGCCAGTGGCCTTACTGATGGACTGCTCGGTGCCATCAATCAGCAGCCGATCACCTAGGTGCAGCACGGATCGGCCTGCATCCCACCAGGCGCCACGGCCTCGGATGCAATCAGCTGAGAAGATCCCCGCGGCGGCCTGCCGCTCAAACAATGAGCTCGCCGCGGCCAGCCAGTTGGCGCCGGTCTTGGATGGATAGAGCGCTTCCCAGTACGGCAGCGGCGCAAGGCTCACCAGGTTGGTGCCGGTGTGCGAGCTGCGGGAGAGGGAGATGACCTGCCCGGTGCTGTTGGGCTGGTAGTAGTAGACGCCCTCGTTGAAGCCCAGGCAGACAAACGGCGCGCTGCTGGATATCTCTGGCGCGGCTGGTCGCGGTGGCGGCGGTGGTGGTTCCGCATCAGAAACGCCTGGCGGCAGATTAATGGCCTTGGCGAACTTGGCGACGATGCGGGCGGCCTGCGCTGGCTTCATGCCCTCGGCAAGGCCATCGGCAAGATCCCATCCCTCGGGGAGCTTCTCGGGTGGGTTGACGACCTGAACGGTGCAGCCGAGTTTAAGAAGCGCTACGGCAAGCTTGGCCATGCACTCGCGGCCTTTTGCATCAGCATCAGGCCAAAGGGTGCATTGACGACCGGCGATGGGTTGCCAGTCGGTGTGGGTAAAGCCTGCTGTCCCGCCAGTCCATGCGATGCAGACGTGGCCAGGAAATAGCTGGGCAGCTGCATCGGTCTTGCCCTCGCCCTCCGAGATCAGAACCGGATCAGTGGGGCGGTCGTTGAGATCAGGTAGGCGGTAAATAAATCGGGGCTCAGGCCAATGGGACTGGAAGGCGTCGTCCTTGCTGGGGTAGTGCCAGCGGCCATCAATCCATGTGCGCTGAATGAAGATCTTTTGGGGCTTGCCGTTTTTGGGCGTCATCGGCACGCGTTGCACCCAGTAACAGGGATTGGCGCGATCAGGGCCATACGGGAACTGAGCTACGGCGCTGCCCAGTGCCGGCGGTGGTGTCCCTGCTGGCGGGGTTTCGGGAATGCGATGCGGCCGGCCTTTGGCCTTTGGCTTGGCTGCTGCTGGTGGTCGTGCTGGGGCTGGCGCTCCGGGCCTGGTCGAGGTGATGCCTAGGTGCTGCTCAATACGTCTGCAGGCCTGCTTGAAGTCCCAGCCAGTAACGCGGGTGAGTAGGTCCATGCCGGAGCCACCGCCACCAGCGTGGTCCTTGCCGCCGCACTGGTTGCAGTACCAGCCGCCGGGGCCATCGTCACGATCCCAGCGGTAGCGGTCTGCCCCGCCGCAGTTCGGGCAGGGTTGGTGTTTGTCGGTGAGCTGCTCCGGCGCCAGACCGGCGAGCGCTTCCAGCAGCTCCGGCCATCGGCCAGAGGCGGCTTCGATGGCAGAGGGCATGGGGTTAGGCCGTCGCCACGCGGCTGGTGCCTTGGTTCTCAATATCGCGGACGATCAGCCGGCGCAGGTATGCCGCCCGGCTGCAGCCCTCGTACTCGGCTTGGCAGTCGAGGTGATTAACGTGCTCGGCGGCGAGCTCAATCGTGACACAGCGCTTGCCTTCAGCAGTGGGCCAACCGGGCATAGTGGGTAGTGGTGTGTTTTCTCACTATAGGGGGTGCCAAAGCGGAACCAAAGGGGGTAGGGTGGGGAGGTAGCCGCACCAAGCCCCCACCCGGCGGCCCGGCGGCTGCTTGCCCCATTACGTGCACAGCTGTGACACCTACCAATAGCTGGCAGCCCCCCAAGGCCCCAGACCCCTTTTCCACCAAACCCGCCCTAGCTGTCGGCCAGCTTTGGCGGCGTAGGGATGGCGCGTTGGTGACGGTTGCGCGGGATAGCTATGGCCAATTCGTGGCTGGCGGTTGGGTTTACACGTCTAACGGCACAGCCCCACTCTTATCTAGCGACGGTTCGATGTTTGAACTAATCGAACTTTTGCCCACCCCTACTTCCACCTCTGCCCCCCGCAAATTCGCATCTATCAACCGGACAATTACCAAATCTGGCTACATCATTGACGCCATTGACGAAGACGGCGTGGCGTGGTACATGATTGTAGGCGCAAATAGCCTTGGGCCCGAGTGGATCCAGTTGTTGCCGCTGCCTGGTAGGGAGGTGCTGGAATGACGCTCCACCCCTCCCAGCAAATCCGAAAGCTCACCATCGTGCTACCTGCCCACGTCGTTGACGCCCTGCGGTCACAGCCCAAGGGTGACGAGACGATAACCGACTGCATCAAGCGGCTGGTGGTGCGAGAGGCGATGGGTGGGGCTGTGGTGTGAATCTTCGCCCCCGCCAACACCAAGCCCTAGCCGACCTGCGCCAGGCGTACGCCTCACGGGCACGTGCACCGATCCTGGTTGCTCCTACGGGCTTCGGGAAGACGGCCACCGCTACCGAGATCGTCCGGCAAGCTGTCGCCAAGGGCCGTAACGTTTGGTTCCTAGCGCACCTGCGCGAGATCCTCGACGACACCAGCAGCAGGCTGCTGGCCGCCGGCATCCACCATGGCAGCATCCGCGCCGGTTGCTCAGCCGATTACACCCAGAAGGTGCAGGTGGTCGCTGTGCAGACTGCCGTGCGACGCCCACGGCTGCCGCAGCCGCACTTGATCATCATCGACGAATGCCACCTGGCTATCGCCAGCAGCTACCGCAAGGTCATCGCCGCCGCCGGGCATCCGCTGCTGCTGGGGCTGACCGGCACACCACAACGCCTTGATGGCCGCGGCCTGCGTGAGGTGTTTGATCTGCTGGTGCCGACCTGTTCCACCGCCGACCTGATCGATGAAGGGCTGCTGGCCCCGATCCGGTTGTTTCGCCCACCACCGCCGGACCTGAGCAGTATTGGTCGCCGTGGCAGCGACTACGACCAGGAAGCGGCCGGCGCGG